CAGTCAAAGACTTACAATTTACTACAACAGTAACGGAGGTAAACTAATGGTTACTATTACCAAAGTAGATATGGAAGACCTACAGAAATATGACATAGGTCGAGACTACTTCAACGAACCGAGAGCAAACACACAATGCGGATTAGTTCTGGCATATATACGCTTGCATGGTTCTATTACAGACAAAGATGCTATGCTTTTCGGATGCCGTAGACTAGCATCAAGAGTACATGATCTCAACCAGCGTGGAGCAGACATCATTGCAATCCGAGAAACAAAAGACGGAGTTCACTTTGCAAGGTATATGTTCCGAGAACATTACGAAAAAGAAATCAACAACCAGTACAATGCAGAACTTGCTGGTCAAGAATCATCTCCAAGACAGAAACCATACTGGCAGAAGGACTACAAGAAGTATGAAAAAATCTTGTGAGGATGTAGGAACATTTGTGTGGCACTCCTTGACGCACAGTGTACGAGTTTGTCGTGACTATCTCAACTATTCAGAGCATGGTATGCCCTATGTAGTTGATCACTTCGAACTCACAGTAACCGATGTAAATGGTAATCAAGTAAAGAGTCCACTGACAGAGACTGGGTATCGCTCGTATATGCTTGCGCGCAGATCAGAACATTACGGAGGTACAACTCATTGCGATGAACCAACTAGCAATGAGGAGTTTCTGTCAGGCTTAAAACAAAAACTAGGTAATGAACCACAACAGAAGGAACTATTCTAATGACAAAGAAAACACAAACACTTGAGGAAAGATTCAGATCAGATATGCTTTTCTATGAAGCATTATCAAAAGACACGGATCGTTTTCCACAGTTTGGTACACGATACGATCTTGAGAAAGTGTATGACAGACTCAAGGATATCGTAGACCAATTCAACTTCGTTGATGATGTTCGTAACGAATTGAATGTTCCCACAGAGGACAAAGAGAAAGGAGTAATTGATGTCCCATCCAGCCAATGAGGTACTCAAAGAAGATGTGAGTGATTACGTTCAACGTATGTCATGCATCGATCTTCTAAACTTCTGTGACGAGAGAGGAATCAAGACAGTCAACGTTCCTATGGAAGAGTTGATGGATCAAGTTTATGACTACATTCTCGAAGAGAAGATGCAACCTTAACCAAAAAAGGGGAGGCGACAAGCCTCCCCAGTTTGAAGGATACTATGACCATGAAAAAACTTACGTCTAATCAAGTTCGTATACTTGCAACAATAAAACTATATACAGAGAAGTCAAACCCAAAGCCTCCAAGAATATCATATTCTACTTTTCGGAAGGAACTGCCAGACTTAAAGCAAGGAACTATCAGCACAACACTACATCAGCTCGAGCATCGCTATGGATTTATCATATCAGTACAGATGCACGATAATGAACGCATACTATATGCAAATCCAAAAGCACCTGGACTTGTAAGAAAATATTTTATTACCGCATTGGGTACAAAAACAATCAATAGATACTTGTATTTCCAAGCGAAACGTAGTAACCCTAGACTCTATGAAAAGTTATTTGGAACAGCTAACTATTCAATCAGAGAATCAGAAGGTCAGTTTGCGTGATGCATTTAACTGGGCTGGACTATCCAAGACTACATACTATCGACAACTCAAAGGCACAGAGTTACGCTTTGATACTGCTATCAAGATTGAAAGAGCTATTGAACAA